TTACAGCGCAAACCGCTCGCGCAGGATGCGGTTGACGCGGGTTTGCCAGCCGTCACCGGTGGCGCGCAGCACGACCAGCAAGTCGGGATCGAGGCGCAACTTGACGGCTTCCTTGGTGGCCGCTGCCTTGGGACGTCCGCCCAGTTTGGCGCGCAGCGGCGCGGGCAATTGATCAGCCCGCAGTGCGCGGGCCACTTCGGGTGCGCTCCATTCGGGGTTGACCGTGCTGGAGCACATGGAGAAGTGCGACGCCGAAGATTTCATCGAGAGCCCCGCCATCCTGCGCAACCTCATCGCCGGAGGCTGGGCGTGATGCAAGCCTCCACTCAACGCGAATGCTGCGCCACGTACTTGCGCAGCACGCCATCCATGCGCGACTGCCAGCCCTCCCCGGTGCTGCGGAAGAACTCGACCACCTCCGGAGACAACCGGATCGTGGTTGACACTTTGGTGGGTGTCTTTTGCGGGCCGCGCCGACGGATACCCAGCGTCTCCTGCAGCGCCAACGGCAGCACCTCATGGGCAGGCCGGAACTTGGCCAAGTCCTCTGCCGTGAGTTCGCGAACCTCGCCGTCCGCATCAATCAGTGGTGCGCGCTTGCTCATATGCCTTGACCTCCCGGCTGTTCGCCCTGCGAAAGCTGATCACACGAATGCCACCTTCGATCGGAGTGAAGCAGAGCATGTGCAAGCGCTGGTCCAGGTAGCCAGCAGCCACATAACGCACCTCCGGGTAGACCTTGCGGTCATCCACACCAACGATGGCGCTGCTGAAATCAAACTCGGCCGCCCGCTCGAACGACAGTCCGCGACCGGCGATGTTTCTCTCGTTCTTGACAGGATCGAATTCGATCAGCACGGGTTAATTGTGCATACGATCAGGGATCAAGGCAAGCAAATCGTATGTACGAATCTGTGTGATTTGACAGGCCCTCAGCCAAAAAAACTTCGGACTGGCAGCGTCAACTGCCAGCCCGACGTCCGAACCCACACGGCGCCAACCGTGTGATCTCTTGACCCGCAACCCTTCTCACAAGGAAACAGACTCCACAACACTCGCACCCGCACCGGCAATCCAGGCTGAAGGGAGCCAGACGATTGCTTCCGCCCCTCAGCAGTCCAGCGCTGGAACAATCGAACCAACCTCCAACCCGATCACCGCCTTCGATGTGTTAAGCCAGATCGAGGAAATCGGCATTCACTGGTGGAGCGTCATCGACGACACATTGGAAACACATCACGCACGATATGCTGCGTCGCCTGGATCCTAACGAACGCCAGGACCAGACTGCTACCAACAACTGATTGAACTGGGGCACTTGAAATGCCACCCAAGCGCGAACGCGCCAGCGCCCAGGGCTTGCTGCCGCTCATGGAAGCGCGGCCGTGGCGCAACGGCAAGACCATCACCTACCGCTACCACCCCATCGGCGGCAAACCGACCCGGCAACAACCACCCGCGTGTACGAGCGCAGCCGGGTTTCCAAGCGGAAGTCTCTATGAAAAAAGCCCCCGCGATTTCCCACGGAGGCCTTTAAATTTCCCACGGCTACAAACTATGTAGCAGCAGACTTAGCATTTATGGGGTGGCTGATGGGGCTCGAACCCAGCCGATTAGGGAACCAAAAGCAACCAACAGGCATCTCCCACAGGGAACAGCACCCGTGAGCTACTGTGGATTGCTGCGTTTTATCCCCGGTTTATCCCCGATCCGTCAGCCGATCGCGCAACCGAAAGCCCAGCAACGGCCAGATTTTCTCGACGGCTTTCTGCCGGGCAACCTTGCGGCCGATCTCGGCGCTGAAGTTCTCCGGGCTGACGCATGCCGATTCGCCGGTGACGGTGAAACCATTTTTCAGCACCAAAACGCAGAAGGTCAGCAGTTCCAGCGACTTGGCGCGGCCCGCCGGACTGGTGCCCATCTCGGATTCGCCGCGCACGCCATCGGCGGCGGTGAAATAGAACTCGCTGGCAATCTCGGCCTCAATGTCCTGCGGCGTCACGCGCGGCGCCACGTTGGCTTTGGCCTGAATCTCGCGCTCCAGCGAGCCTACGGGATCGCACTGCACCGGCTTGTAACTGCGCTCGAACACGTCCTTGGGCGACCACGAGATGTACCCCGCGTGCCGCGAATCGTTGGCCTTGCCACCGTCCACGTACTCGACGAGATAGCCGTCATCAGCAGGGTTCTCGTCGGCGGGCACCTCCCAGCCGCGATATGCGTTGTATTCGCCACGAGTCATGGGCTTGGCGTACAGGCGTTTTGTGCCTTCGTAGATTTTGTTCATGGTTGCCTTTCATCGACGCCCGCATCCGGCGGGCCCGGTTGCCCAAAAAGGGCCCTGTCTGCATCAATCTGCCCCCTCAAGGCTCTGACTTCGGCATCTCTGCGTTCAACAACGCTTCTGAGTTCAGCGACCACGCCGACGCCTTCTGCAAGACGTTCGTCGAGGGCTGTAGCCCGATGCGCGAGATCGCGGCAGGCAGCGGCCCCGGCTTCGGACATGGCACGGTAAGTGGCGGCTCTGCGGGACTCATCGAGGCGCAGCCGCTCAGCGCGAGCAGCAGCAACGAGAGCAACGTCGCGCTGCCGGGAAAGTGTTTCGAGCAAGTCACTGGCGTTCTCCTGTGAAGCGGTTGCGTGGGTCTCTTGCTTGGTCGTGTTGTCATTGACGGCCTTGAGCGCGGCGGCGGTGCGTGTCTGCCGGTCTCGTTCGACGCTCACTTGCAAGTCGCGGTGCGCCAGTTGCTCGCTGTGCAGGCGCCAAGTCTGCAAACCCAGCAGCACGATGAGTACCAGCGACAGGCCGGTCATGAGGTTCGCGCGCAGCCAGGTCAACATCACTGCACCCCTTTGAAAATCAACTCAAAGTGCGCGAAACCAAAAGCGCCAAGCCAGAACATGAGCCAGACGACATAGCCGGTCAACGTCGCCAGAAGGCGGACGAGGGTCATTGCGACTCTCCCATGCAGCGCCGATACTCGTCTTGGCGCCGGTTGGTCAAGCCCCGCAGCGGCTTGCCCTTGAACTTGTCCCAGCTCAAAATCTCAGCGCACGCGCCCGCGTAGTCGCCCGCCAGCAGGCGACGCACGAGCGTGGAGGGCTGGCCGCTCTTGAGCACGCAGAAGCCATCTTTCACGCCCGCCCGGCCTGGCCCGATGTTGTAGGCCAGGCTCACGTAGGCGTCGAACTCGCGCTGGTACATTGGCACCGGCGCGCAGCGCTGCACGATGCGCTCTGCCTCGCTCGCGTCGCGCGCCAGCAGGATCAGGCCGCGCACGGGGTCAACACGCTCGCCAGCGCGCATGGGGCCGGTCTCGCTGCGTGTGCTGCCAAAGCCAGCCGTGGGCACATCGCCGGGCACGGGCGGCGTGGCCACGGGCGCGTAGCCCTCGAAGATGGCAATGCCGATCAGACCGGCGGCGCTCAGAGATGCGACAAGCATGCGAGGTGAAGTCATGACTCTTCATCCTTCGCGACGTCACTCTCGCGCAACGCGATGCCCAGGTCTTGCGCACGCTGCGCCATGGCCGGTGAAATCGCGCCGCCTGCGGCGATGCACTGATCCCAGAACTCCATGCGGCGCGCGTGCTCCTCGTGCTCTTCATAGCGCTTGGCTTCCGCGCGCCGGTCGCCTCGAAGTTTGAAGTACACCGTGGCCCAACCACCCACCATGGCAACCAGTACGCCGATGATCGTCACCAGGCTGTCCAAGGTCAGCCAGCCAGCGCCCATCGTCGCAACTCCCGCAACCGTGATCTTCGGCGCGGCGGCGGCGATGGTGGCTTCAGCGGCTTCGCGAGTCACACTCATGCTTTGCTCCATGTTGGATGGCGCACCCACACCACACAAGCCCGCAGCTCGTGGCTCGGCAAGGGGTACCAGCACTGCACGCGACGGCCGCCGACCACGCCGAAGACGTTGCCGACCGCGTAGCCGATGTCGACCTTCATCTTGAGCGGCCCGAGCCACGGTACGACGCCGAAGATGTGCCACGCCGGGCCGCTGCGTAGCACCGTGATGCCGTTGCCAGACCACTCCATCGCCGTCGCACCCACGGGCGAGCCTCGATCCCACGCCGCGTACTCGCAGGCATTGCGGCGGTACCACGCTTTCCGTGCCTCGGGTGAGCGCGGGTGGTGGCCGGGCGCCCAGTAGCAGGCATCCACCGCCGCGCGGTAATCGGCACTCGTCGGATCAGGGTCAAGCCAGCTATCCTGGATCGGCCTGCCGCCGTCCGGCGTACTGACCCACGCGCCGTTATCGCCGTTGCTCGTGATGTTCAGCATGGGGGCAATGTCCCAGGCTGCAAGATCAGGATCAACATCGAGTAGACGGTTTGCCGTCCACGGGAGCATCTTGGCGATCTTCCCCGCCCTGAAGAACCTGACGAAATGCTTGCGCCAGGTCATCGCGCCCAGCGTGCCGCCGGTGGTCTCAAGCGCGCGGTCTAGACACGCCTGCGCCTCAGGCCATAGCGTCGGCGGCACACCAGCGTCTTGCAGCAAGTTGGCGATGTTCATCCCAGCACCTCATCCGCCCGGCCCGCCGCCAGCAACCCGGCAATTTCCAGCGCCTGCACCCCGGCTTGCGTGGCAGGATCATCCAGGTTCACCACGCGCGCCAGCGAAAAGCGGCGCATCCACGCATCCATCGCGGCATTGGCCCGCGCGGCGCCCGTCATCGCCTCCCATTCGGCAGAGGTGAAGCGCTGGATGAACTGCTCATGCGTCATCAAGCGCGGGGCGGGCACGGTCACATCGTCAGCCTGCCAAGTGAAGGCGTGCACGTCGGCAATGTCGGTCAGAGCATTCACCGCCGCCTCAGCCGCATTGCTCGATTGCCGCACCGCCTCGCGCACTGCCAGCACCGCCGCCACGTCAGCCACGTTGGCAAAGCCCGCCTGCTCGCGCTCCTGCGCGCGCTGCACTTGCCAATCGCTTTGCTCGATCAGCGCGGCAGCCTCTTGCTTGATGCGCGCGATGCGGGCCGTCTTGGCGCTGGCAAGGGCCAGCGCCGCGTCGTGCGTCAGGGCGCCGTCCTGATACACCCATTCCACAGCGGACTCGATTTCAAACTCGGCAGGCGCCGGGACAAGGCTCTGCCCCGGCTGCACCGCGTAGTCCGCGCTGTTGGTGTAGCCGACGATGGCGCCGGTGGTGTCAAGAAGAATACGCATAGCTCGACTCCTCAAACATCACAGCGCACGAGGCCGATGGCGTAGGAATAGCCACCAGCATCCTTGCCGGTAAACGGGCCGACGATGGGGATGGCAAGATCTATCGCCTTGCCGTCGCTGGATTGCTTGCCAGGGTTGAGCCCCGTGTTGGCAATCGATGAGCCACTACGTCGGGTGTCGACGCTGAGCGCAGCCCCCGCAACCCAATTACTTGAAGAAATGCCGACCACGATGTAGCTGGCGCCGCTCGTGGTGCCGCCTATCGTTACGCCAGAGCCGCTGTAAACCTGATTGGCGGAAAGCAAGTACCTGGCGGAGCCTCGCATGGCGGCAATCGCCGTCGCGCTGGCCTTGATGGCGTTGAGGGCGGTGTCGCTGGCATGTATCTGCATGAGCGCCGTCGAGCTTGCAGCCACCGCCTCCATCGCCGTCGAGCTTGCAGCCACCGCCTCCATCGCCGTCGAGCTTGCAGCCACCGCCGCCATCGCCGTCGAGCTTGCAGCCACCGCCGCCATCGCCGTGGCATTGGCCGCGACAGCACCGACAGCAGCCGGTGCAGCCATCAGTTGCTCAAACAGCGCCAGCTTGCCGCTGCCTGAGAGCCACGTCGCAAAGGACGATGGCGTCACCGCCGGATCGAGCAGCACGCTGATCGCCTCGGGCGAGCCGTTGAGCAGGGTGAAGTGCGAGCGCAGTTGCTCGATCTCGTCGAGCGTTGCAATGTCAAGATCAAGAGCCATGTGCTACCCCGAGGTGGATACGGAAGAAATCACGCCGCCTGTGCGCGTGTAGGTGCTGGTCTGCGTCCTGCCGCCGCTGGTGATGCTCGATGAAGACAACAGCCCGCCAGTGCGGCTCAGGCTGAACGTGCCCGCCGCGCCGTTGTGCACGAAGCTGCCGCCCGTGATGGCGCCGCCAGAGCGGGTGACGGAGAGGGCGGTGACGGGGGAGAACGGGCCACCGGTCGCCAGTTGCGCGGCGGCTTGTGCGTCCTGCGCGTATTTCTTGGCGCTGTACTCGGCGCCGTCCACCATCCCGTCTGTTTTCGTGGCCCAAGCCTGCGCGAGTTGCGCAGAGCCATCGGCGGCGGTTTTGCTGTCGTGCGCCGCCGTGGCGTGGCCCGAGGCGACCCCTGCGCTGCCTGACGCGGCACTGGCCGCCTGAACAGCCGTGTCGGCGGCGCCGACGAGCGAGCTGACGAGGGAGTCGATCGTGGTTTCCGTGTCGGCGTAGGAGAGCAGCAGTGATCGCGAAATGTCCGCCTTGATCTGCTGCACCAGCATGGTGAGCTTGTCCAGGGCGCGCTCGAGCACCTCGGGGTAAAACCCCCCTTGGTTCGGGATGGAGGTACCTTGCGTCGCCTCGACATCGCGCACCACGGTGATGTAGGTACCCGCCACCGAGGCCGTGACGTGCACCGTGCCCCCGGGCGTGCTCTCTTGATCCGGGTTGAGCGTGACGCTGTAATCCGTGCCTGGCGCCAGCGTCGCGTCGGCGTACAGGTCGCCCACCTTCGTCGTTCGAATCACCTTGACGGACGCGGCGTCGGGCGTCTGCAAGGTGAAAGGGTAATCAAGGCCGCCTGTATCCAGGAAGGGCCCCGCCTGGGCGATGGACGATGCGACAGTCATGGCCCCGCACTGTCCACCCTCCCGGGGGTTTCATGCGCCCGCTACCGGGGCTTCTGGTAGCCCAGCACCAGCGCGGCCGGGTTTTCGGTTTCACCTTCGGCCAGTGCCTTGGCCCCGGTGATGCTGCGGTTGATCTGGGCCGCAGGCAGGCCCATGGTGCTGCCCGCCGCGTTGACCAAGGCTTTGCGGAAGGCGTCGTCGAACTCGCCCTGCCTGGCCTGCTGGCTGAACTTGATGGCATCGGCCACCACGCGCAGCCCTGCGGGGCCGGTGTAGTCGCGCACGCCATCGGCCCCCGCCGCGATCTTGCCGATCTCGGCGAACTCGCGCCCCACCACGAACAACCCCAGCAGAAACGAAATCTGCTCGGCGATCAGCTTGCGCACCAGCTTCTCGTCATCGTCCCCGTCGTCGCCTGGCGTGATGGCATCCTTGAGCAACGCGCCCAGCACGGCGGGCACGGTGTACAGCAGCAGCATGTCGGCCGCCAGCTTGGCTCGCCTGGCCGGGGTATCAGCGGTCTTGGCCTGCACCACGCCTACATTCAGCGCGGTGTTCATGAAGCTGTAGAACACGGTGAACAGCCTTTGCACCGGCCCGCCGCGCTCGATGGCGGCAAGGTCCTTGGTCTCGCCGCCCCCCTGGCTGTCGATCACCGCCTGATCGGCCAGGGCGCGCGAGCGTTCTTCGGTCTCGCCGCTGGCCAGGGCTTTGTCGTAGGCGCCGTGCCAGGTGGGCACGTCGGCCACCTGCTGAAAGCGCATCATCAGCCAGTAGGCGTAACGTCCCACGTGCTCCTTGAAAGCCCCCTGATCCTGCACCTGGTTGCGCAGCTCGTTGAGTTCGCGAAACCGCGTGCGCGTGCGGTTGGCCATGAAGGTGGACATCTCATTGGCTTCGCGCGACAGGCGCACGGGGCTGGCGACATAGCGCAGCACTGCCTTCCCGATCCACGGCGCACCGACGCGCACGACGGACTGCGAAAGCCCCAACGGCTGCATGATGGCGCCCACAGCGTTGAACCCCAGGCCCGAAACGCTCACGCCCTGGCGCAGACGGCCCAGCGCCGCATCCATCGCCGCCTGCGCACCGCGATCGCCCTCGGCGATGTCTTGCGCCCAGGTCTTGAATTGCTGCTTGACCTCGGCGCCGTAGTGGCTGCGGATGGCCTCGTCGATGGTTTGCGAGCGCAGCAGCCGATTGGTGTCGATCAACCACTCGTGCCACGCCAGGTCGTGGATCACGTCGTTGACGCCCCCGTACACCCCATCGAGCGTGAGCAGCAGCGGACGGCCCTTCACCTGATCGGCGCGCGTCTTGGTGAAGCTGCGCCGCGTGGTGGCGCTGGTGTAGGCCCCACGCAGCTCACGCTTGGCGGCCTCGGCGTCCACGTGTTCCTCGGCGCGCTGGCTGCGCGCGGGGTCGTACTTGATGGGGTAGTAGCCACCGCGCAGCAGCACGTGGATGCCGTCCGCCGCGATGATGCTTGATGCTGCTGGTTGCACCCAGGCGGGCTCCTTGCCGTAGACCCTGATCTCCTTGGCCGCGATCAACGGGCGGTAGCTGTCGAAGTGGTCCCACAGGGCCTGCACGGCGTGCCACTCCACTGACGTGAGCGAATCCAGCACTGGTTGAATCTGCTCGCGTGTCCAGCCCTCGCCATCCAGGAGGCGCTGCAGGTTGCCTTCGTTGCCGGTGTTCAGCGCCAGCGCCAGGCGTTCCTGCCGGTTCAGGCTGATGCCCAGCGAAGGGAAGAATGCCCCCTTCCCGCTCATCGCGCCCAGCTTGCGCACCGGCGCGATGATCGCCGCCAGCTTCTGGGTGGCTTCGGCGCGCATGCCGGTTTCCATGTCGCCGCGCTCGTTGGCCCGGCGCACGAAATGCTCCCACACCGGCCCGCCGTCCTGCCCACCGTCCATGATGCGCGCCCAGCTCGCGACCTTGATGTGCGCCGCGCCTTGGGCCTTGAGCCACTTTCCCGCCTTGCCCCAGTTGGTGCTGGGCGTGCGGTTGTCGGCGTGCCGGTTGCCCGCATGCTGGTTGATGCTTTGCGCGATTTCGTCACGGATGGCGGCGTACTCGCGCGCATCCTGCGCCAGCAGGAGGCGGTTTTTCAGGCGCCCCAGGTGCTCGATCTGGCGCACGGTCTCGTAGAGCGCACGCAGGTCCTGCACCGTCAGGTTCTTGTAGTTCTGGCGATTGGCTTCGCTCACCAGGGCGTCCGGCACGTCCGGCTCGAATCCGGCCTCGCGTTGCTCGTCGAGCCATTTGGAGAAGGCCACGCGCTGATCGATGGCCTTGAGCGATCGCTCGCGCAGCTCGAAGCGCTCCAGAAGCTGTTCAATCTGATCGGCGTAGCCAACATCGAGCCCGGCCACCTTGCGGTCGAACTTGCGCAGGTACTGCACCATGCGCTGCACGTCCTCCCGCGCTTGCAAGGCCTCGCGCGCGGCCAGGGCTTGCAAGAGCTGGTTGCGCTTCTCGGCCGCCGCGCGGGCCACGTCGCCCGCCTTGCGCGCCTTGTCGGCCTCGCGCGCGGCCCGCGTTTGCGCCTGCGTGTAGCGGCTGGGGCGCAGATCGCGCACGCGCTGGCGGGCGATCAAGGCGGCCGCGTACTCGCGCGCGGCGCTCTCCAGCACGCGCGGCTTGCCGGTGGCCCTGGCCAGCGCCGCGTCCTCGGCAGCCACCATGCGCAGGCGCGCTCGGTTGAACACCGCCTCATCGGCTGCCCGCTCGATGGCCTCGGGCGTGGCCAGCTCGCCATGGGCCTCGAGCATGCGCACGTCAGTCAGCGCCTCGACCATCTCGCGCGGGGTCTCGGCCGCCGCCAGCTTGCGCACCAGCTCGTCGCCACTGGTAAAGCCGAATTGCTCGGCCACCAGATCGGGGTGCAAACCGTTCCTGGCCACCATGCGCCGCGCCTTCAGGCTGGCCAATACCTCGGGCTGCAAGCCCATGAGCTTGAGTTCGCCTTCATCCAGGCGGGCCGCGCCCAGGGTTGCGACGTCAACGCCTTCCCCCGCCCGGGGCTCAGTTTGGCCCATGCCCCCCAGATCACGCGCGAAGCTGTACTGAGGCTCGCCGTGCAGCTCGCTTGCCACCTTGTCTTCGAGCTGGTGCAGATCCACGGCGCCGGAAGCATCCGGCATCAGGTAGCCGTGCTCGACCAGCCGCTCGGCCATGGCATCCGCCGAGAGCCCACCCGTCTTGCGAAACACCGGCGCGCCAAAGACGCCAGAAGGCGCCCGGAAGTCATCCGCGTGCACGCCCAGGTGCGTGGCCGCCGATTCGCGCGTGATGCCGCCCAGCTTGGCAATCGCCACCAGCAGCGAATCCTGCGCCGGGTTCAGCGTCTGGCCGGTGCTGGTGCGCACTGGCTCGGGCAACTTGTCTTCCTCGGTCAGCTTGTTCGTGAGGAACCGCCAGGCCCGGTACAGCGGATCGCTGAAGACTTCCACCCGCGCCTCAAGCTCGTGCTCGGCGCGCAGGCCCTTGGCCTCATCTTGCAGACGCTTGAGCTCGCGTCCGCGCGCGTTGCGCAGCCATTGCATGTCGCGCAGACCGCGCGCCTGAAGCTCGTCTACCGCGTCGGCCGTGGCCTGTTGGCCACTCGCCTGGTAGGCGGCGAACTCCTCGGGCGTCATGCCCGCCTGCTCGGCATCCTCGAACAACGGCACCAGTGAGCGCCCCTGTTCGGCCAGAGCGATCTGATCGTCCGAGGCCAGCATGCGGTCGAACACCGCGCGCACTTCCGGATTGAGCGCACCCGCGCGCGGATTGCGAGCGAGAAACTCCTTGATCGAGCGGTATACGCCCGCCATCCAGGTGCGAAAGCGCTGAAAGTAGCCGGTCAACTCCAGGCTGGGTGCGCGCCCCTCGAACAGGTAACGCTCGAAAGACTCCGCGAAGCGCTCGTGGTGGCTGCGCTTTTCCTCGAAAGGCAGGTTGTGCCACTCGGCGAGCTGCTCGCGCACATCACCCTTCAGGCCGTGCCAGGTGAGCACCGTGCCTACGTCGCGCAGGATGCGCTGCTCGCCCTCGGTCGGTTCGCCCGTCTGGCGCGCGACGATCTCGCTGGCCAGGGCGACATCGTTCTCGAAGAAGAAGTGCCCCGCCTCGTGCAGCGTGGTAGAAAGATCGGCGCCCTTAAGCAGTGTGATCGCCAGGTGTTCGGGGCTGAAGGCGCCGCGCGCGCCCTGGTGCAAACCGCCGCCCTGAGATACACTGGCGTCCATGCCCCCAAGCGTTTCGGACGTTAGGCCGGAGGTGGCCCGTTTTAAAGCGGTCTGGGCATCGGTCGTTGGGGGATACTTCCACAAAGTCGCGCCTCGCAGGTCCTGGCGCTTGCGGTTTTGCACCGCCGTGTAAACCACCACCGCGTCCTCGTACTTTTTGGCAAATACAACGCCGCGCAGCGTCTGGCCACCCTGCTCATTCTTGATGGGCACGTCGGTATCGATGGCGTCATAGCTGGTAACAATTTCCGGAATACGGGCCAGGTCGTCCCCCGTCACGGCCACTTGCCCCCTGGCAGTTTCTGTCCCCGCGTCACCATGCTGCTTACGGATGTGGTCGGCGCGACTGCGGTCGAGGGAGTGTGAATACCCCGCAAGGTCCGGCGCGTCCTGCGCCAGCTTGCCCTGCAAATCCGTCCAGAACACCGCCCGCGCCTGCGTCTGGCCGTTGAACAGCGCCGCGGCATCCTGCCCACTGGTTGAATGCACCCAGTCCTCAGGCGGCTGCGTCGCGAGCGCTTGCCCCAGCACTTCGCCGTCCAAGGGCTCGGCGCCGATGCGCAGGCGCCGTTGCTCGAACAACTCGCTGGCCTTGAGGTCGAGGTCCTGCGCGCGCGTGGCATAGTAGGCGCCGAGCACCGCGCTCTCGGCGTCGGCCACGTCGGGGCGTCGGCCCGCATTCACCAGCTCGTCTTTCAGGATTTCGCGCACTGAGGCTACGTCGGCCAGGATTTGCTCGGCCCGCACCGAGTCGGTGAGCGCACGCACCATTTCCTGTTGCAGCTGCTCGCCCTGCGTCTGCAAGTAGACCTGCGCCTCGGCGCGGGAGAAGCCCTCGGGATCTGTCTTGAGGTGCTCGAGCAGTGCAGCGGCATGCTCGCTGGGCGCGATGCGCGCGGCGTACTCACCCACAGGGATCGCCACCAACCCCCCGGTCTTGGCCGCCTCGTCCGCCTGCGCGGCGATCGCGGGCGAGAGCTCGGCGAGCTGGGGCACGAGGCCCGACTGCATCAGCGTGTTGCCATCGATGTAAACCTGCTCGACGGGCCCATCCTCGGCCGCCTGCTGCACGAAGTCCTGGAAGGTCTCGGGCTCGCGCGCCAGCAGCTTGTCGGCCTGCGCGATCTGGGTGAGCTGACCCAGCAGCGCCGCCTGCTGCTGGCTGGCCAGGGCCTTTTCCGAGTCCTGATGCGCCTTGTAGAGCACGTGGCCCACGCCGCGCGCCGTACCCGCCTGCGCCGCGCCCGCGAACACCACGGAAAGCGCCGTCTGCACAGCCGCCGCCGGACGTTCGGCCAGGTAGTCGGTGAAGGGCCTTTCCGGGTGCAGCGTGGCCCATTCGTTCAGGTCCTGCAAGTGCGTGGCGAGCTGTTCGCCACCCTGCTCCTTGAGCATGTACTCGGCCGCCTTGGCGGCGAACTTGCCGGGCTTGAGCAACGAGAACAGCGCGGGCATGCCAATCATTTCGGTACCCGCCTCGATCACGCCTTGCGACGCGCCGAATGCCAGAGAGGGCAGCACCCCCACGCCTCTGTCGCGTGCCTCGCCGTATGCCATGCCCCCCGTGGTGGCGCCCATGGACCACAGCACCGGCGCCATGCGCGGCGCCACCTGCTCGGCCACTGCGGTTGCCAGGGGCGTAAGCGATGTGCCAATGCGCGCGGCCACCGCCTCCTGTCCGCCGGGGATGAAAGCGAGCGGCAGGTTGAGGGCGTTGAGGCCGAAGGACTGCATGCCCGAGTACCAGCTCGCCCCCAGCAGGCCCTCAGCCTTGGGCATCAGCTTGTCGGCCAGGGCGCGCTGCGTTTGGCCCATGCGCGCCGCGAAGTCCGCGATGGGCTGGCCGATGGCGCTGGGCAGGATGTCGCCAGCGGCGCGCAGCGCGCCCCAGGCGCCTTCGTTGAACTTGGGAAGGGCCGAGGCCAGAGCGCTCAGGGTGCCGCCAGCGAAGCCCCCGGCGTCCACCAGCGCTTGCAATGCCTTCGGCCGGTCGAGGTCTTTCTTGCCGAGCGCGCCCAGCGTGCCCTCCACAGCCTGCAGGCTGCCCACGTCGTCGTGCGCTACGCTGGCCTTTTGCACGTCGGCCAGCAGCGCCGCCGTGGCGGGTGCGGTGGCGACCAGTGCGTCGAAGTCGATCAGGCCCATCGCGGCCTGGTGCTTCATGTCCGCGGGCCGCGCCAGCACGGTATCCACCGGCACGCCGGTGCTGGCCGCCACGCGCCGCGCCTCGGCGTAGGCGTCGGGGTCTTGCTGGCTGCCGACCAGGTACCCCAGGCGTGAGGAGATACCGTCTTGCGCCTGCTGGCCCAGCACCGCCTGGCTATATTCGTCGCCTTGCGCGCCGCCAGCACCGAGGATGGCCTGATCGTATTCGTTCACTTTGGCTCCAGAAGGCTGCGCGCGAAATCGAAGAATGCAGGGCTCAGCGCCTGCGACTTGGGCGCAGCCTTGGCGCTGCGCCGCGCCAGTTCAAGATTCCAGTACGCGCCCAGCACCTGCGCATCCGTGGGCGCGTCGTTGCCTGCGCGTTTGAACGCCGAGAGGATGTTTTCCCGATCCGCTGTCGGCATGTCGCCCGGGTTCTTCATGGAGAGCAGGGGCTTGCTGCTGTTGGAGAACCAGCCCTTGAACGTGGCGTTCTGCGCGAACAAGGCGTCGATATGCGTGGCCACCTCGGCATCGCTGAACTTCTTGCCCGCCTCTTTCTGCGCCGCCGTGAAGTACTGATCAACGAACTGGCGGATCGCGCCCACGCGCGCCGCATCCTTGCCGCCGTCGTCCTTGGGCGTGGGGTCGATCCCCAGTGTCCGCAGCCGCGTATCCAACGTGTTCTTGATGGCGCTGCTGTTGAGGTCTCCCGCCTTGCCCGCGTCGGGCAGCGCCTTGCCCTGCGCTTTGGCGCGCTCATTGGCGAAGTGCTTGAAGTCACCCTCCGAAAGCTCCTTGCGCAGCGCGTAAAACTGGTCATCACTCATGCCTGCCAGTTGCTGCGGGTTGCCCGCCAGCTTGGCGTACAGCCATTCACTGGTGCGGTCGTCGCCCTTGGCGATGCGGTCGGCGTAGCCATACAGATTGTCCAGCTCCTTCGGCGGCACACGCGAGCGCAGGGCGATCGGAAGCAGATCGACCCGCCCGCCATTGGCTTGCAGGGCGCGCATGGCATCGGCCACGGCCTGATCGTCCTGTGCCTTGAGCGCTTTCTCGATCACGCCGTATTGGTGCTCGGCGCCCTGTTGCGTCAGCTTGAGTGCTTGTGGCGAAGGGTTGGGGCCGAGCTGCGCCACAGCCGCCTGCGTGAAATCCTGCAACGTGGGCCGGGCGGGTGCCCCGTCGCCCGCCGCCAGGCGAGCCAGTCCGTTCTTGACGTAGGCGCTGTTCTCGGCAAAGGCCTCGGGGCTCTTGAAGTCGCGCAGGTGCTGCACCCAGTTGTCGGGATCACCCGCCTTGCGTGCGGCTTCTACGGCCCTGTCCACGTCTTTTGACCCGCCGTTGTAGGCGGCCAGGGCCTGGCCCACGTTGCCGTACTTCTTGACCAGCGCACCCAGCAGCTCGCGCCCGACGCGGTTGTATTCGGCTGCGCCGTCGTCGGCCGCGGGCCGAATGCCGAAGCCGGGGGCCTTGGCCGTTTCAGGCATCACCTGCATGGCGTACTTGGCGCCTGCCCTGGAAGTGAGCGGGTTGCCCTGGGCGTCCGTGTCGCGTCCGCCGCTCTCCAACCCCAGCACGATGCCGGTGAGCTTGTCCATGTCGGTCGGCTGGAACCGGTTGGCCATGGCCTTGACAGCCGCGCTCACGGCCGTTTGCGAACTGGCGGTGTCCACGAACTCGCGCACTTGCCCGTCCGCCTTGAGCACGTCGGTCTCGAGCATGTCGCCCTTGTGGGCCTGCAGGTATTCAATCGCCCGGCGGCTGTCGCCGTTGGCCAGTGCCTGCGCCAGCACGCCGACGTGTGCGCTGCTCACGGCCTTGCGTACGTCGTATTCGATCTCGAGGGCGGATTTGCCTTGCGCCTTGCCCAGCTCGTAGGCGGCCTGACGCACGCCGCCATAGCGCTCGTCGTCGCTGCCGGGAACCAGCGTGCCGTCGATGGCCTCGCGCACCTTGCCATCGTTCTGCCAGTCGGCGGCGGCGTTGTTGATGCCGATTTCGATCGCGCCTTGATACGTCGAGCGCTTCAGGCTCTCGAACTCGCGTTGCTGATGGCTGCGCACGCGCCCGGCAAAATCCGCCTCCGCCGTGCCACGCCAGACGGCGAACGCGCTGCGCTGAGCGTCGTTGCCGAAGCTGGCCGACACCTCATCCAGACGTTGCTTGAGCTTGTCAGCGTAGCTCGCGCTCAGATCCGCACCGTTGAGATCGCCCAGCGCCGCCTGCCCCTTGAAGCTCTGGAATCCGGGTTCGTCGCTGCCCTGCACGCCAAAGCTCAGCTCCTGGATGGCGCGCTGGGCATCATTCTGGCCCCTGATCACCTGCACGCGATTGGCCTCGCGCTGCATGTCGGTGGCGATCTGCAAACCCGCCTCGCCCAACTCGGCCATGCCGCGGCTGATCTGCTGCCCCTGCTCGATGGCCTGCCCCGCCAGGCGCGCGGTCATCGTCGGGTCGCCCCCCACCCCCGGCATTTGCGGCGTGGGCATGCTGCCCGGCTGCACCACCGACTGAAAACCGGGCACTGTGATTCGACCCACGTCAGTTCTCCTTGCTCCAGGCGTACCACGAGCGCATCAAGGGGCCCGAGCCCCCCAGCAATGAACCAAAAGCCGCCAGGCCCGCCGAAGGCCCCGCATAGGTGGGCGCCATCGATGCGCGCACCATGCCCGCCGCCGAAGCGTTGTTCACCATGACCCCGGCCATGGCGCGCTGGTAGTCACCCGCGGCCTGGGTGCTCACCAGCCCCGCCGCCGACAGCGCGCGCGTGGCGTCGGCGTTGATGCGTGCCATGCTCGTGCTGTACTGCGCTTCGGCCTTCGTGAGGCTCATTTGCGAGGCCGCACTGGCCACCGCCGCGCTGGCGCCGGCCCGCTTGGACTGCGCGCTGAGACTGGCCTGCGCGCTTTGCATGCGGTGACCGAACGCGGCCATCAGCGAGTCCTGCTGAATGGCGATGGCGTTGCGCTCGCTCATCAGATCCACGGAATTGCGCACGGCCAGGGCCGAGCCTTGTCCGAGGTCGAGCCCGCGCGCCGCCATCGAGGCCGTGGCCTTGCTCTTGGCTTGCGCGTATTGCAGGCGCGAACCCTGTTCCTTGCGTTCCCCCTGGAGCAGCGAGCTTTGCGCCTGAAGCTCCGACAAGCGTGCTTGCAGGTCATCCGCCTGCGCCGAGTATTCCAGTGCCGCCGCCCGCCCCCCGGCCTCCACCTGCGCGATGCTCGCCCGTCCGAGGGCCTGATCAGCCTGAGCCTGCGCGGAGAGCACCGAGAACTCGGCGCCGGTGAGCGTGGCGTTGTGCTGCGCCTGAGCGCTGATCCAGTCCAGATCAGCCTGGCCGGTGAGCGTCAGCGCCTGAGAACGCGCGTTGTAGACGTCCATCGCCGCCTGATGCTGGATGGCCTGAGCCTGCGTTTGCGTCTGGATTTCCCCGACCCGCGCGCCGTAGTAAGACCCCACCACGCTCGAGGACAGGCCGAAGGCCTGCGAGGCCAGCCCTGCCGTGGCGATCTGCGATGAACTGAAGCCCATGTCAGGCCCCTCCCAAGGTCACGTCCAGAGCCATGCTGGTCACCGTCAGGGGCAGCGGATCGGCCTGACGCAAGCAGATTTGCCCGGCGCGCGCCCAGGTGGGGTCGAGCGTCAGGCGCAGCTCGTCGGTCTTGAGCTCGGGCGGCGAGCCGTAGGCCTCGGTTGTGCGCTGCTTGGCCTCGGTGAGCTTGTCGAAAGTCGGGCCGGTGAAGATGCCGCCCGAGCGGTACACGCGCAACCACACCTGGTTGACGTTCTTCACCAAGCCTTGGCCGAAGCCTGGCGCCTCGAAAGACACGGGCAGTGTCTGCATCTCCGAGGTGATCGGCAAACCCACATGAGCCTTGGACACCGCGTGCGCCAGCGTGATCTTGCCGCCCGAGACTTTGCAACGCGGCATTACCGCGCCGTCGCCCAGCACGGCGACGGTCTCACCCTCGAGGTGGTCAAGCCCGGTGATTTCACCGGCGGGAACCCCGCTGTACGTGAGCCCACAATCTACGAAGTAGGCGTCTTGCGGATCCACGAAGTGACGCGGGCGCAGGAACTCGATGTACCGCTTGTCCACGCCCCCCACCGTACGGCGCACCACGAAATAGGGAACATCGTCCTGCCCCTCAGGCACGACCGTGACGGACTCGAAAGCGCCTTGCGTCTGGTGCTGGTGCCACGCGCCCACCTGCTGCTCCGGGAGGTAGGTCAAACCCAGCAGGTTGCCGCTGCTGGAAACAGCCCAGACGATCGGATAGGGCGCCTTGGCATAGGCCATGTCGCGGATCACGAGCTCGTCGAACAGGTGCGGGGCCCGCAAGCTCAGGTCGCCCGACACGTAACCGTTGGCGTCACTCGAGTACGCCATCTCGCGCAGGTGCCCGCCGCGCGCGGCGGCGTAGATGATGTTGTTGGCGATCACGACCGGCGTGACCTCGCTGCATCCGATGTAGGACTGCGGCGCGACGGCGATGGTGCTGGGCGTCACGGCGTCGGAATTGACCGACGTCACGCGCCATTCGGCGCCGCTGGTGAGCAGCAGCAGGTTCACCAGCGGCACGATGTGGCGCACCTGCGTGGCCTCGCGCGCGGCCACGCGCAACTGGATCGAGTCATCGTCGCGCACGGGCAACGAGTAGTTCATGTTCGACTCGGTGCCGCTCTTGGTCATCCAAAGGTTTTGAGGCTGGTTGATGGTGCCCGCGAACGCCCGGCGCTGCTCGAAATAGCTCACCGCGCCCGGATAGTCCCCCTCGGCGCCGAACAGGGTTTGCTCCACCGGCGGCGTTCGGCTGGTGTCGGCGGCGATGTTGTCGTCCACGAAAGTGGTGGAACTGGCCCGCCCGACGTAGCCGAACATGCCTCCCGAGAACTTGTAGACGCAATAAGTGGCCACGCCGCTCGCGGCGCTCCAGGTGATGGTGTTCTTCCCGCCCGAGGCGAAAAGATTGCCGTTGCACGTGGCTTCGGCGGAGGGGATGGACTCATCACTCTCCATTTCGCCCAGGCATGTCACGACATAGCGATAGGTGGTGCCCGTGCCCCCGGAAGCCGTCGCGCTCACCCCGGATGGCGGGGTAAGCCTGGAATTGAAGGCAATGGGCACCAGCACCCACTTGGCGGCGCCGAGGCGGCGCAGCTCCATGGGTGAGTGGCCCACGTGCACCAGCGTCATCACGTCAGCGCTCTGGGCGTACTTGATGTCATAGATTTCGCCCGCGAGGTAGGGCGTCGGGATTTCGTACTCACCCGACGCGGGCAGCGCATACCAATATTTGGCATCCGGGGGCGCGGTGCCCGTAACGCTCTTGATGCAGTAGTAGGTCACGCCGCCGGAGGCAACCAGGTCGCCCGTCTCGTAAGCCGTGCCCGCGTCGTAGGCCGGGGCGGCCGGATGCATGAGCGTGGCGCCCGTCGTGTGAAACCGCAGGTAACCCTCGCCCACCTCGAGCACCATGGTCTGCTCGGCCGAGAAGGTGAAGGGCATCACCCGCGTGGCCTTGGTGGAGTCCTTGACCTCGCGCACGAATACTGTTCCGGCACGGTTTTCCACGGGCCCTTGCGGCTTGACGATGAAATTCATGCACCGCGCGAGGCCTGTCTGGTAACGCGAGTCGTCGATTCGCCCCCAGAACTCGGGGGTGACCTCCCCGCCCCCGAAGGAGCGCTGCATGGTGCGCACGTTGCTCATCGCTGGGCCATCCAGGGGGCGACATGCGCGGGCTTGCCGCGCTGCTGGGCCACATCAACCCCCCGAGCGTGTGGCAGCTTCGCGGTGTAAAAGTAGTCCAGGCAGCGCTTGGCCGCGACGGCGCCCGCGTCGCCCTTGAGCAAAGGCCCGGCCAGCATCGACGCCAGCAGCCAGGTGAGCGCGTCGGTGAACGCCGCCGGGAAGCGCGCCGGATCGGTGACGAACTGCGTGTAGCGGATCAGCACGCCCTGCGCATTCGCGTAGAGCACCGGAAGACCATCATCCAGGGTTTCTACCGCGTAATCCAGCAGCGGCTCGCCTTGCTCGCCCACGACCTCGATCACGCGCGCCAGCTTGGGTGGCATCGCGTAGGCCACTTGCCAACCATACGACGGCACCCGGGTCAACTGCGCCAAGGCGTCGCGGCGCGTGCAGAAGCTCCACTCGTGCATGCTTTGCAGCATGGCGCGCGCCATCGGGTAGAAACGGGCGCAATGCGTGGCCTGCGGGCTGCCCTCGGGCGGGTCGATCGATGCCACCGTGGCATCGTCGCCCAGCAGCGCCAGCGCCAGATTGCAGATGTCGATTTCGGAGGCCACGCTTCAATCTCCAACAAAAACGGGGGCACGCTGGCCCCCGAACCCCATCAATCACGGGTGCGCAAAACTCAGGCCAGGGGGGCGTCCTTGGCGGGCTGCTTGTCGTCCTTTGCGTCCTTGGCGGGCTTGGCGGGCTTGAAGGTTTGCACCGGCGCCAGGTTCGGCCCGGGCTCGCCGTCGTACTCGACCTCCTCGCCTTCCTCGCGGATGGCGTTGTTGATGAAGGACTTTTGCAGCACGCGATACTTTTTCGCCATGTCTTCGCTCCTCAAATGACGGCGTAGCCCGCCGGGTAGAAGGTCTGGCCATCCTGGATGCCCACGGTCAGCGCGCCGATGTACGCACCCGCCGACATGGTTCCCGTGGGCACGAAGCGCGCGCCGAGGTAGCGCTGGCCCGTGTTGCCGATACTCGGGCCCAGCCTGCATGCCACGCGCGCGCCAGCGGTGAGTTGCGCCAGCGGCACGGCGCCGGTGGAGCCCACGACCTGCACATTGCTCGACAGCGCCGCGTCGTCGGCGGCGATGATCTGGAATTCCATGGCCGTGCCGCCTGCGGCTGCGGTCGCCACCTGGAAGGCGCCGTACAACGCGGTGCCCTTGCCCGCGTCGCGCTTGACGCGCAGGTCGATGGCGTTGTCGGACACCACGGCCGAGGCGCCCGTCACGGTCTGCGCCGAGATGGTGTTGTCTGCGTTCTGCGTGCCCGCGAGCAGTGTTTGCTTGTCGATGTACATGGTTCAATCTCCTTGTTCAGACGACGCGCGCTTCAGTGTTGAGGATCTGATCGACCTTGCGCATGGGCACACCGTCGAACGTGCCCCACACCTTGGCATTGCCGAATTGGTCGAGCCCTTGCTGCAGCGCCAGCGAGTTGACCGACTTTTCCATGGCGAGGCGACGCAGCAGCGAATGCACCGACCGGTTCATGTAGAACGCGGCGCGCCCCATGCCGAAATTCGGGATGCGATCCATCGCGCGGGCCATCAAGTGGATGATGTTGGTCGCCACCGCCGAGGTGGCTTGCGTGCCCGACATCGCGGCGAAGGTGGCCGTGTCGATATTGGCGATGCGCACCACGTAACGCCAGTCCTTGACCACGAGACCGTTCTTCCACTGGTAGTGGGTTTGCAATGCCTGGTAGGGGTTGCCACTCTCGTCGTAGACGGTCATCTCGCCCTGGTCCTTGTGGCTCAGGCCTGCTTGCGAACCCTTGGGGTAGTGGCAGAACGCCGTGTTCTCACCCCAAACCACCAGGAAGATCGAGGTATTGGCCGAGGCCGTGCCGCCCGCGTCGAGCACGTTCGCGCCGTTGCCTGCACCGGAGATGGCGCTGTAGCGCGGGGCCAGGCCCAGGTACTGGCGCGGATCGGTGGCCGGGTTGCCATACATCAGCGTCTGGGCCTGTGCCTGGTTCATGGCTTCGAGGAAGGCCTGATCCTCGCTCAGGCGAAACGCCGTGGTGTTGCCGTTGAGCGTGGCCAGGTCCTTGTCCACGCGCGAGTAGGCTTCGAGCATGCCCACCGACTCGTCCACCTGCGCGGTCGAGCTCTTGCCCACGGGCACGCCCGCGTTGATCGAGCGCCAGTACACGGCGGGCAGGCCGGTGCGGATCGTCACGCGGTGCCCCGTGGGCAGGTTGCCCTCGACGAACACCGCGTCATCGAGCACCTCGTTGGTTTGCGAAAGCAGTTCGGCCACGGCCGCCGTCTTCCCGTCCGGGTCGAGGCGCTTGGCCCAATCGGCCAGCGTCAACTGACCAAGGTTCAGGTTTGCCATGAGTGTTGCTCCTTAGTGGCGGCGGTCAAAAAATCATCCGTACAGCCGGTCGGCCAGGCTGCGTGTCGCGGCGGGCGCCTGCTTGCCGACGACGATCTTGTCGTCCGACATCGCCTTGCCCGCGCGGTAGAAGGCCCGAATCAGCTCCGGGTGGTTGCCGATGCCCGTCTGGTTCAGCCAGGCTTTGAGCTCGGGCGTGCCGAAGGTGTCGATCGCCTTGCGAGCCACGGCCACGTTCTCGTCGAGCTTCTCGCCGCCGAATTCCTTGTCGGCGTGTGCCGCCTCGGCCCACTGCGCGCGCGACGCGCTGACGGCCTTGGCCTGGAAATCAACCAGCTTTTGCGCGTCCTGCTGGCTCAGGTCGAGGTCCTTGGCCAAAGTGTTGAACGCGGTGAAGTCCGGCGCGGCGTCGCCAGTCAGCCCCTCGGGCAGCGTGAACGCCTCGTACTGCTCGGGCGCACGCGGCGCTGGGGCGGTGACAGGGGCGGTGACGGGGGCGGCGACAGGCGCCGCGGTTGCTGGAACCTGGGCAGCGGCGGGGGTGGCGACAGGCGCCGCTGGAGCTTGGGCCGCCGGGGCGGCGGCAGCGCCGGGATTGGAAACTTCTTCGGTCATGCGTTTTCCTCGAACATGCGCAGGTAGTCGTCGGGGCAGGCGGCGCGGATCCGCGCGACCAGCCGCAAGCCCACGTTGCGCATGCCCTCGTTGAAAATGGTCCCGTCCCCACCGGTGTAGGAGCTGCGAAACAAGCCGCTATCGACCAGCACGCTCCACAGCACACGTCGCCCAGGCAAGGTGGACACCACCGCCCGCAGGTGCTCGGCCGCCTGGCGCGCCTCGCGCTCGCTCTCCTGCGTGGCGCTGGCTGCCGCAGCTTGCTGCACCTGCAGCTCGAACGGGTCGTACGTGGACATGGGGGGCACTGTAGGAGCGTGTTTCAGAGTCATGCGCCCGGGCTGTTGTAGCCGCTGAACATGCCGATCACGTTCTGCAGTTGCGCCGGATCGATCTGGGACACGTCCTTGGCCGCCTGCGCCTGCTGGGGCATCGCAGCCTGCATCTGCGCCTGCTGCTGGGCTTGGGCGCGCTGTTGTCGGACGAGGGCCACCTGCTCCGCAGGCACCAGCAGGCGCGGATCAACGCCGAGCATGTCGCTGTAGGCCTCGGCCCAATGGTCGCTGTCCAGGTTGTCGAGCACCTCCGGTTTGATTTGGGCCACTTGACCCAGCGTGAACACGAAGCGATCGACGCTGTTGGTTCCCACGGCCTGCTGCGCCTGCGCGAGCATCGAAACGTACTCCACACGCAGCTCGCTGCCTTGCAGTTCCTGTGGGGGCGGTGGCAGCGCGCCGAGTTCGAACATGCGCGTGAACGTGATGCCCACCAGGGGATCGAGCATCTCGTTGTGCAAGCGCTCGAGCACAGGCCCGAGCATCAACATCTTCTCTTCGTGCCGCTCGGCCACCTCGGTCGCCGTCATGCGCGCATCCTGCTGGTTCGCCAGCATCAGGAACAAATCAGCGTAGAAAGAGCCGCGAATGCGCTGGCGCACGTCCTGGATATCGGCCAGCAGGTGGTTCAAGTCCAGGCGCACCTCAAAGCTCGGGCGCACCCCGCCCTGCGGCCCCGCCGCGTCCACGTAGGTCACGCCGCCGGGCAGCAAGTCCAACTCGTGATTTTTGGCCCCCGTGGGCAGCTGCACCGGCGGGTTCGTCATGTAGTCGATGCCCTGCGCCTTGCGCAGCTGTTCCTGCTGCAGCTGCTTGATGTCGCCCAGCGCCTCCATGGCCGGACTGTGGCCGTAGATATCGCCGCCCGAGACCTCCCAGCGCGGGCAAACCGCAGGGAATTCATCGAAGCCCGAATCGCGCAGGAACTGCCCCGGGCGCGCACCCTGCTCAAAGTAGGTGGAGCGAAACGCCTTGTTTGCCGAATCGCGCTTGCGCGCATCCCGATCGGCGCGCGGCTCGATCGCGTGAACCACCGGGATCCACTCTTCAAGCTGCCCTCGGTCGTACATGCTTTTCACCACAGGTGAAACCGCGTCGATGCCGAACTCAGCCACCAGCTGCGCCACCGTGGCCTGGAACTCGCGGTACAAGGCCGAGACCATGCCTGTCTCGCGCGTGGTGATGCAAAACTCACCCGCAGTGAGCGGCACGTTGTTGATGACGGTGGAGAAATCCGGGCTCACGATAGTGGCTGCGGTGCCGAACGCGCCCAGCTCCTCATACATCGTGTGCAACGTACGATAGGTGTTGGAGCGCTGGAACACCTGACGCATCGCTTCGGTGGCGTCGCGCAGCCACACTTTCACGGAGCCATACTTGGCCAGTTCGGGGTCGCTCGTGGTCAACCTGAACCAGGGGCGCGCGGGGCTGGTCATGCCTGCCATCATCCCGGCGGCCAGTACGCGCAGCGCCTGCGTGCCCGTGCTGTCGTAGATGTTGTTGTGCCTCTTCGCGCCTTGGTTCGGGCGTGCGTTTAGAAAGCGCCCCGAACGCGGCAGCAGGTGGCGGGATATGTCCTCCCAGTGCGCAAGCCAGCTCGCGCGCTCGCTCTTGAGTGACTGCCAGCGGGCGTCCAGGCGATCGCGGACGAGGGCAAGCGGATCGGCCAATTCACGCCCCCAGCAATGTGTTTTTGCCCAGGAGCAGGTCGTCTTTCTTCACGCCGCTTGGCCCCGTGAGCAACGTGCCGCCCTGCCCGGTACGTGCCGCCTGGCGGTTCTTCGCATCTATGCCCGCAAGGTCAGGCTGCTTTTGGTTTGCTTTGTTGAAGGATTGTTCCTGCAGCTTGAACTGCTGCTGCATGGCTCCAAGCTGCGCCGCCGACTGGGCAGCCTGCTGCTCGGCAGAACTCTTGGACTGCTCAAGAGCGGTTTTGAACTGATCGGCCTGCTGCTGCTGCGCCACACGCGCCTGCGAGAGCTGGTCGTTGTACGCCGCCTGCTGCATTTGCATGGCCTCGTTTTGCTTGTCGAGCTGGATCTGGAACTGCTCTTGCTGCTGTCGAAGTGCAGCATCAGCCTGCGCCTGCTGAGCTGCTTGGGCGGAGGCTTGTTGGTTGCGAGCCTCCTCGGCTTGATTGGCTGCACGGCGGCCGTTCTCATTCGCGACAGCCGCTCCAGCGACAACCGAGCCGATCACTGCGGAGAAAGCCATTTCAAAGCTCCTTGCTGTAGAGGATGTCCTGCACGCCATAGCCCATCTTGGGCAGCATGGCATCCAGAGCCGTGTCTGTTTTTGCGTGCCAAACCATGTAAGCCGCGCCGCGTTCCTTCGCCCGGCGCTCCGTTTCACGCAACAGGCGCAGCCCGGCACGGCCCTGCCGATGTTCGGGCAGCAAGAACAGCGCGTCGTTTTGCATCAGCATGAAGTCATAGTGCAAATGGCGCCCGAAGATGTTGATCGAGTAGCCCACCAGTTCGCCTTGCACGAACACGCCCAGCATCAAGAGCACGCCGAGCTTGGCCAGGGCCTCGAAGCGCGGCACGTCCGGCGCGCAAGGCCATTGCTTGATGCGGCAGATGTCGTCCCAATGCGCCTGCATCAGGTCAGGGCGCGCCACCACCTCGCCCGTGGTGATCTCGCGAATTTCAATGTCAAGGCTCATCCTGCCCTCCAACCGTGAACCACGGGGTTTGCACGTCGAAGATCAAGGAGATGCGATCGCCGGGGCCTTCGTTGCGCGCGCTGTGCGTCTGGCGATGGTCAAACCACCAGCACTCACCCGGGGCCATCGAATGCACCTCCTCACCCACGCTGAAGCGGAACCCCATCGTGCTGGCCAACACCAGGTGAAACCGGCTGTACGTTTTGGCGTAGGCACCTTGATCGACGTGCTCAGCCACCTGGCCCCCTGCGGGCAGGCGCACGATCACCGCACGCCCCAGCCGGGACACTCGAAGCGCCCGAAGCAAGGGCAGGAACACGCCTTGCAATGGCTCCCACAGCTGCGCGCACTCTGGCGTCGCTGTGGCCGTGAGGTCTTCCTGCAAGTCGCGCGGACAGGTCAGCGCGTTCTCCGGCAGGCGCAGGCAAATGGCCTGCGTGTCGGCGTGCGGGCTGCCCGGGTAGTCCTGGCGCAAGGTGCGCAGCGCCCACAGGTGCGGGCGCGCGGCGATCGCGTCCACCAGCGGGTGAACGTCGATGCGGGTGGCGATGCGCGAAGCGCTCAGGGCAAGGTGCACGGGTGGTCTCACATGTTGCGCAGGGGATCGTAGGAGCGCCTGCCCTTTTCATGCGCCCCCTCGATCGCGGCCATCAGGGCGGCGCGCTTGGGCGTGTCCATCAGCGCCAGCACGTAGGCGCTGGCGAAGTCGGGGCTGCGGCCCAACCGCTTGATGATGGCCTCGCGGCTCTCCACCTTCAGCACGCTGCCCGAGAGCTCCCAGCGCGGCGCGCACAGATCCGCCAGCAAGCTTGCCGAAGGTGGCAGCGCGATGCCTGTGTTCGCCTGCGGGTCGAGCGCCTCGCGCATCGCCCACCAAAGCTGGCTGCGCAGGTTGAAGAAGCGCAGGCGCCCCGACCGATCCAGGCGCGTGGCCGCCTCGGCCACGTTCACGCCGAGCACTTGCTGCTTGAGATCGCGCAGGTAGTCGTAGGGGCTCGCGCCGACGCCGATCACGTCCAGGTGGATCGGCGCCGCGTCGCGCAGCGCGGCAACCACCAACCCCGCCACCTTCGGGCCGTCCGGCGTGTCCGCACCAGCGTATGCCAGTGGCTCGTCGAACCACATGCCGTGGCGCCGGGCGATCACAGTCTTGTCGCGCCCACCGCGAGCCACGTCCACCCCCACGCTGTCCATCGGCTCCAGCCTGGCCGGGCGTGCCCACCGCTGCTGCGCCGCCTGCACCCATGCCGTGGGGATCACCTGCCAAGGATCGTCCTCGATCCCCGCCTGAAAATCACCGAACAGCATCTGCGAGCGCAGCGGCTCGGGTAGCGCCTGCAGCGTCGCCAGGTAGCCCGAGGCCATGTAGTAGGGGTTGTCCGTCACCCGCGCAGGGATGAAGGTGCGCGATTTGGGCGTGATGATCTGCTCGGGCGTGTACTCGGCCGGATCAAACACGTGGCAGGGCTTGCCATCCACCAGCACGAAGGCCTCGGGGCCATCCACCCAGGCGTCCACCATCTCGCCATCCGGCCCGGGCACCACGGCCGCCCAGCGCAATTGTCCCGGCAGCGTCGGGTACAGCGGGTGCTCGGGCTTGAGCCAAGGCGCGAAGAAATCGAGCACCCAGCGCCCCTCGGCCGAGGTCGGCGGGTTGAATGTCATCAAGACCCGGCAACGCTGGCCCGGATCGTTCGTGCGGTTCCAACCCATCACGAAGCGCACCTGCTGCTCGCGCTGCTCGGTCACCTCGTCAAAAGCCTTCAGGTCATGCGGCCTGCCCTGCCAGCGCCGCTCGTCGCCCGGGTTGTCCAGGCCGCCGAACTCCACGATGCCGCCCTTGCCCAGGGGCAGCTTCCAGATCGACTTCTGGCTGCTGTATCCGGTCGTAGTGCCCGTGATCTCGGTCAGGCGCTGCACCACGCCCTCGGTTTGCGCCTTCTCGCGGCGGATGATCAGCGATCGTTGATGCTCGCACAACGCCAGTCCCGCGAGCAGGTCGGTCTTGCCCCCGCCCGCCGCGCCGCCGTAGCCGATCACGTCGGCGTCGCTGGTGTATGCCTGCGTCTGCGGCCCCGGCAGCGGCAGCCAGGGGGGTGCTTGCGCCAGCAGGCGGTCGAGCTCGGCGCGCTCGGCGGGCTTCAGGTAGCCCAGCAGCCGCTCGACCTCGCCCGGGCTAGGTGAGCCCCTCAGCATCATGGTCCGCGCGGTGCTGCGCCAGCGCCAGCAGCCCCGCCACGCGGGCGCTGCGCTCGCCTTCGGTCAACTCGATCGGGCCACCGCCAGGGCCCGATATTTCGGCACGCTCGCGGTACTTCTCGGGCTTGCCGCCCTTGAGCAAAAAGATGAGCAAGGTGTCGCTGTACTCGCGCACCGTGTCGCGCACCTCGCCCTGGAACGTCACCGGCTTGTCGAAGCCCTCGAACGCGCGGCGCGTCGCCTCGTCCTCGAGCGCGTCCATGCCCTGTGCCTTCGCCACCTCCCACGCCTTGGCGAATTCCGGGCTGTTGCTGCGCCACTCGTAGGCCGTTTGCCGGGAGATGCCAACGGCCCGGCACGCCCGCGTGACGCTGCCTCCTGCTTCAGAAAGCGCAGCACAGAACGCAGCCAGTTTTTCGGGTGTCAGCATCAAAGCAGCCATGCACGCGATTGCAGCACCCGCAGGCAAAGTCATGCGCCCGCCCACTGTGCCCTCGTCCTGCCGCTCAGGATGTCGCGCACCGTGCGCCGAGGCATCTCCATCGTATTCGCGATGCGCCGCGAGCCCCACCCCTGCTCGGCCAGTTCCAGCACCAGCTCAGCTTCCCGGTCGGTGTACTTTGCCCGGGGATGATCCTGCCCGATCCGCCACCCGCGTGAATTTGTCATTTTTTGCAGACTGGGCATGAGACGCTGAACCCGTTGTTTTTCACACGTTCAGAAAGCGGCCAGTGGTGAAGGCGGGAAATCGATTTGGCTGCACCGCACCAACCCCCTGCACCGTTGCACCACAGCACCATCCCCATAAAGGGGGTCTGGTGCAGTGGTGCAATTCCGGGCTTGCACCCTGCACCACGGTGCACCACGGTGCATTTATTGGTGCGTGGTGCACCCCCGTATGCGCAAGAAAACGCGCGTTCTATTTGCGCAAAAACAACCGCGTTCACCTTGTCTGTAAAAATTTGCGCGTTCATTTCGTGCTCTTGTCGATGCACGCGCGGCACCGTTTGCGGTCAAAACTGCCCGAAGCATCGAGAATGGTGGCGCCAGGGGTCTTCACTTCAAACGCCTGATTGCACTTGGTGCAGTAGCCTCGCCACACCGCAAGTTCGGTCTCGGAACCATCCTTGCGGGTGTAAGGCTCGAAGCCAACAGCCCGCCAGACGCGCCCTCCGCGTAGGTACTCGTCCCCAATCCGGGTTTCACGAACAAAAGGCATCAAACCACCTCCAGGTAATCGTCCTCGATGAAATAAGGCGCATCGCCGCCCGTGCTCAGGTCTTGAAGGGCCCGGCGCAAGTGTTGACGCCGCGTATCGCGCTTGCCCTCTTCAGGCGCCGGGGCGCGCCCCAGGCACTCAGCCAGCACGTCAGCCACGGCCATGCGCGACTGCGCCAGGGCGAACTCGCCCACCACCTCCACCACCAAGGCCTGCCACTTGCCCGAGGCTGCAGGCCGACCGCGCCCTGTCGCCTGCGCCACCGGCACCTCGGCCTCGACCACCACGCAGGAGGTGATCACATCGCCGTCAGCATCCTCGCCCAGCGCCACCACCTCCAGGTCAAAGCCCCACTCACCCTGGTCGTCGCCGTCCTTTTGCTTCGTCACCTTCAGCACCCGGGCACCTGGCAGGCGCGTAACCTGCAGCTCCACGTCGGCCGCCGCGCGCAGGCCTGACCAGCCCCGGGCGCCCTTGCTCACGTCCTTGCCTGCGTGGTGCACCAGCAGCACCAGCGCCGCCAGCGCCTGGTGGATGGCCTTGCAATGCGCCAGCGCTCGGCCCACGTCCTCGGCGCTGTTCTCGTTGCCCCCGGGCGTGACTTGGGCGAAGGTGTCCAACACCACCAGCGCGATCTCGTCTCCTGGGAAGGCCGCGCGGATGGCGCGGATCAGCTCCACCGCGTCCATGCGCTGCAGCAAGTTGGGCGCCACGCTCACCACGCCCAGAGGCAGTCCGGCCAAGGATATGTCGTGCTGGCGGGCGTAGGCGCGCAAGCGCTTCCTGAAGCCCCCGCCGCCCTCGGCGGCGACGTACACCACGCGTCCCGGTTTCACGCGCATGCCGCGCCAGGGCTCGCCACGCGCGACCGACATGGCCAGGTCAAGTGCCATGAAGCTCTTGCCGCTGCCTGGCTCGCCGTACAACACCCCGAGCTCGGCACGCGGCAGCAAGCCCTTGATGATCCACTGCGGCTCGGCGCCCTGGCTGAACGCATCCGCGCTCTCGACGCGGAACTTCAGCTTGCGCTCGGGCTTCTCGCCCACCTCGTCCACCGAGGGCGGCTGGACTACTTCGCCGCTCACGTCATCAAACTCGTCCAGCGCGTCCAGCTCGCGCAGCACATCCGCCGCGCCCGAAGAGCCGTCCGCCAGGCGCACGCCGCCCTCCTTGCCCAGCTTGAGCAGGTAACGCGCCGTCACCGGTCGCCCGGCCTCGCGCCCGAAGCCCTGCCACTTGAGCGCGAGCTGCTCGGCGCCGTCGTACTTGCTGCCCTGGCTGCTCCAGGTGTCCCACAGCTCGAAACCCTCGCCATCCGTCTCGTGGTGCAGCGCCATGCCCACCGCCAGCCACTGGCCGTAGGGCATGTCCGCATCCAGCGCGCCCAAGAGCTCGCCGAGCTGCTCGGGGCTCAGGCCCACGGGGGGCTCGTGCTCCATCAAGGGATCAGCGTCGCGCTCGGGCGCCTGCAGCGGCTGCCCGCCGAAGCGCCGCGCGCTCAGTTGGTGCACCTCGCGCGAGACCGGCAGTACCGTGTCCTCGGCGCAAAGCATGTAGGTGCCATCAAGCGCGTCGCCCGTGAGTGTGACGAAACCGTTGGAGCTGAAAACCTCGAAACCCCAAGGCGCGTCCGCGCCCGAGGCGCTCTTGTGGTTGCCCAGATCGCCCAGCATGAAAGCGCGCACGCCCCGCCCGCTGGGCGAGACTTCGGCGTACGTGCCACTCACCAGGCGCTCGACGGTGTCGTCGATGCGCCCCTCCTCGTCCACGCAGCGGTCGAAATCGAGTGCCACCACGCCGAACTCGGGCAGCAGAGCCAGTCCTACGCCGCTGGCGCCGGTGCGCACTGCCGCGTCGCGCGCGGCGGCAAACGTCACCAGCTTTGCCCTGTCCTGCACGCTGCCCTGCTTGCCCATGCGCCGCCCACCACTGGCGTAGTAGGGCACCTTGCGCGGCTTGTCAGCCTTGGGGTTCGCCTCCTCGCGCCACACCAGCCAGCCGGGCAGCTCGACCAGGGGCGCGGGGCAGTGCAGCGCCTTCAGGCGGGGGTTGATGCTGCTCACGCCCGTCATGACAGATGGTGGCGCGCACTCACCGGAAACGGGTTGTGCGCCGTGGGGCCCTGCGAGGGCGCGGGCAGCGCGCTCGGCTGCTCGATGAAATCGGCGCGATCCTGGCCGGTGGCCTTGACGTAATCCACCTCGACCTTGGCCGTGTCCACCAGCACGCTGGCCACCTGCGCGATGGCGCGGGCGCGGTCCGGTTCCATCGGGTTCTCGCGGTTGCGCAGGTCGGCCAGCGTGGCCAGGAGGTGCTCGCGCAGGGTGTTGATATGGGGCGTGCTCATGGGTTACTCCTTGGCTTGCGCGGCCGCCTCGGCCTCGCGGTTGATGCGGTTGACCTGGCGCGTGATCGCGCCCTTGAGTTGATAGATGCCCGCCAGCTCGGGGCGGCGGTGCACGCTGTTGCGCTGGATGAGCTCGCGGCGCGTGATGCATTCGAGGCGATCGAGCGTGATCTCGCCCGCCACGGCGGTGCGCTGGCCGGGCTTGAACACCACGACGCGCCCGCGCGGCACGGGGCCGTGCGCTGCCTCCCAGACCAGCCGATGCACCGGCGTCCAGCGCCGGGCGGGGTACACGCTGGTGTCGTCGCTCATCTTGCGCTCGAGCACGCCGTCGTGATTCAACCGCTCGGAGCCGATTGGCAGGTAGTTGCGCGCTTCCTCGGGCTTGCGCCCGGGCTTGAACTGGTGCGCCTGCGTGTTGGGATGGTGGCCTGTCAAGCCCGGCTTGCCTTTGTTCCAAGGGGGCGAGCCCGGTTTGAACTGGCCGACGCGCATGCGTGGGTCTTGCAGTCCGCGCTGTATGCGCCCGGTGCGGTCGCTGGCCCAGAAGGCCGCGCTCTTGGTCAGGCCCAGTTTGTTCACCTGGCCGTAGACCGAGCTCACGCTGCGGCCAAGGCGGCGCGCGCACTCCGGCGCAGGCAGATCGGCGTAGAGCCGGGCGAGCAGCGCCTCTTCCTCGGGGTTCCAGAAACGTCGGGTCATCCGCGCCCCTTCCCCTCGGCATCCGACAGCAGCGGATTGCCCTGCAGCGTGCGCTGCACCACAGTGAGCTCGTCCAGGTAGCGCTTGACCTCGGCGGTGAGCACCTGCACCACGTAAGCGTTGCGGTTCGTGCCCTTGGCCATCGCGATCGCGTCCAGCGCCACCACCACATCCTGCGGGCACATGCCGCGCAGCTCGGCCATATTGGAGTCAGACATGCCAAAAAAGTCCGCGATGCAGCCACAACACTATCGCCAGCACCGGGCCGCAGGTGAAGACCAGCAGGAACCAGATGCGCCGGTCGGGCACCATCGCACTCACCAGCAGCGCGAGCATGTAGAGCGTGGCGAAGACTATCGCAGTGACTTCAGCCATGAGCCACTACCTCCCCCACCGGCGCGCCGCGCAACACCGTCCAGTTCACGTCCGGGCGCAGCTCCTCGCAGCGCACCCCCGTCAGGCGCTCGATGTCGGGACATCGCTCGGCGGGGATGCGCCTCAGGCCGTCGCGCCAAAAGCACACGGCCTGCACGGAGCATCCAAGCAGCGCGGCCAGTTTTGCCGGGCCACCGGCATTGTCAAGGGCTTGATGGAAAGCGTTCATGCTAGTAATTCTACGAGTGTAGAAATCAAAACTCAACACTTGTTCTTGCCTGATGTTCAACAACTGTTTAATTTAGAGCTATGGCACTAGGGTCAAACATCAGGCGCTACCGCACAAAAGCGGGGCTTACGCTTGAGCATCTCGCGGAGCGCTCAGGGGTCGAGGTCGGCACCATCAGCGCTTTGGAACTCAGAGACAGCAGCCGCTCGAAATATGCAACGGCGCTTGCAGCAGCCTTGGGCTTGACCGTCGAGGCCTTGGAGGGAGCGGAGGCCCCAAAAGCTATCGCCCTCGACGACAACCCCGACTACCCGGCGATCCGCCGCGTGCGCTTCAAGCTCTCGGCCGGGGCTTCCGGCTTTGGCGTCGAGTACACCGATGAGGATGCCGCGCCCATCGTCTTTCAGCGCGCGTGGTTTGCCAGCCACGGCTACAAGCCCGCCCGCCTCTTTGCCGTGCGCGTGGCCAATGGCTCGATGGAGCCGGGGCTGTACCATGGCGACACCGTCGTCGTGAACACCGAGGACAACCAGCCTTTTGACGGCGCCGTGTTCGCCGTCAACTATGAGGGCGAGCTCGTGATCAAGCGCCTGGTGCGTGACGCGGGCCAGTGGTGGCTATCGAGCGACAACCCCAACCAGGCCGCTTACCCGCGCAAGATTTGCGACGCGGGCAGCGTGATCCTGGGGCGCATCGTGCACAAGCAAAGCGAGAGGATATGAGCCCCGGAGCCCCTCACGACGAGCTACAGGCCATAGACCTGATCGAGTTCGGCCGCAGGACGGCCAAACAGGCGGCCCCGATCCGCAGCCTTGAACTGCACGCGCTCATCACCGTGGCCGCCGACTATTTCCGACACCCGCGCAACCCCGACGTTGGTCTGGATAGTGCAATTGGGTCTTTGCTTTCCCGCTGCAAGTGGCACACCTATTTTTGGAAGTTCAAGGTCCAAAGCTACCGACTTGACGATGGCGCCCCGGGATGCGCTGGATACATGAAAGCCAGCATTGTTGCAACCGCCGCACACTACGGCCGCGGCCTGCACGAATCGGACACCAATTTGGCGGCCATCTTGCGCAGCCAATTCGCGCACGGAGCTTGCTGGGCTTTCGCCCGTTGGGTGCACGAAGGGCAATGGCATGAGAAGGAAACCTTACCGTGGGTTCCTGCGTTCGAACCTTGGCACCGGCCAGCGGAGTGAAAACCGTGCACCAAAAACCCGAGGAGACCGCTATGCACCACCCTCTCAAGACGCTTATATTTCTTTGCGCACTCATCTTGGCGGGCTGCCAGGCCATGGTCTATGGCACCTCAGCCGACTTCGAAAACCTGCGCGTGGGTATGACCCGCGCCCAGGTCATCCATGCCTTGGGTGATCCGGTCTCGGTGGGCGCCGATGGTGACAAGCACGAGGAATACCTCGTCTACAAGCGCATGAAGCACGCCATCTCCACCTGGCCGCGCACCTACCAAGTCACGTTGCGCGATGGCGTGGTGGTGCGCTACGGCGAACAGTACGACGAACACAACGTCAATCACTACTAGCCATCCACCGAGGTTTTACGCTAATTTTATAGCTGCCCGAGCATGCCCAGTAAGCGCTAGAACCTTAAAACGCTACAAATAAAGCCGCCCATAGAGGCGGCTTTTTTGCGCCTGTAGAAAAATATTTCTACACGTGTTGACAATTTTGTTTCTACATTTGTAGAATCAACCACAACAACAACACCGCGAAAGGCGCAAACCCCATGTCAGCCACCCCTGTCATCCCCGGCCTGCTTTACCTCGTGCACGACCACCGCAAGCTGCACAGCGAAATGATCAGCGCCACCACCGGCGCCGATGCCATCGCCAAGTGTCTGCGGGAGGGCGCGCGATGACCGCCCCCGTGCAGCAAAACCGCTGGGAGTTCGTCCCCGGCGATGAGATCACCATCGCCCCAGGGCGCACCGGCAAGCGCATCCGCGCACTGGATGCCATCGCTGCCCTCGGCATAACACCGGGGACCCTCGGGGGCTATGTCGAAAATGAAAACAACCTCGCGCAGGTCTCCGGCAACGCGTGGGTCTCCGGCGACGCGCAGGTCTCCGGCGACGCGCAGGTCTTCGGCGACGCGCAGGTCTTCGGCAACGCGTGGGTCTCCGGCGACGCGCAGGTCTTCGGCAACGCGCGGGTCTCCGGCGACGCGCAGGTCTTCGGCGACGCGCGGGTCTCCGGCGACGCGCGGGTCTCCGGCGACGCGCAGGTCTCCGGCGACGCGCAGGTCTTCGGCGACGCGTGGGTCTCCGGCGACGCGTGGGTCTCCGGCGACGGCCTCATCTGCTGGTTCAGTCATGTCGGCTCTGAAAATGGCACGCTGTCGGTCTACAACACCAAGAACAACACGCTTGAAGTGACGCGCGGCGGCTTTCGAGGCACCGTTGCCGAGTTCTTGGCCGCCAGCGCTGAGAAACACGACGGGCGCATCCAGCACGAGTACCAGATGCTGCTGGAAGTCGCTACGTCGCGCATCGAGGCGGCGCGCACCAAGGGGCGGCCATGAACCTGCGCACCCTCACCGATGAGGAATTGCTCCTCTTCGCCGACAACGCGGATGACGCACTCACCACCACGCCGTTGGAACGCGAGCTGCGCGCACGCCTGACGCAGGCGCTGGAAGACGCACGGGAGCTCACCCCCTACACCGACCTGATCACCGAGCACGAGCCTTTCACGCCTGGCGAGCTTGCCGAACTGTGTGATGCATTGCCCGAAGGCGGCGTGCATGACCTGCTGAAGCATGCTGCGCTGTTGCATGGGGAGGGCATCGACAGCCCGGACGAACTCAAGACCCTGCTCGACATTGGCAGCCGCCTGCGAGCCATCACCGACGACCCCGCCGCCGCGCTGGACGCACTCGAAACCCTTTTCAACACCGCAACCGCATAGGAGCATACCCATGAGCCTCGAACTCGCCCTGGCCGAGAACACCGCCGCCCTCCACGCCCTGCACGCCCTGCTGGCCCACCTGCAAAGCGGCCTGGCCCTGAGCCAGCCCACGCCCGAAGAGGTGGACGTCAACATCAAGGCGCTTAACGCCGAGCAACCCCAAACCGAAGAGAAAACCGCGCCTGAAGCCAAGAAGCCCGCAGAACCCGAGACCCCGCCCGCAAAGGCAACCAAGCCTGCAAAAACCGAAGCCGAAGGCGCCCCCGACTACGCCACGACGGCCGCCGCCGTCAATGCGCTGGTGAAGGCCCGAGGCCGCCAGGTGGCCGTGGACGTGCTGGCGAGTTTCAAAGCCACAAGCCTCAAGGACGTCAAGCCCGAGCAGTTCGCCCAGGTCATCGCCGCCTGCCAGCAGGCCGCACAAGCCGAGGCCGTGCAATGAGCCAACACGCCCTGCTCTCCCCGTCCAGCGCACACCGCTGGATGGCCTGTCCGGCCAGCGTGCTCGCCAGCCAAGGCATCCCGGACGTGCCCAGCGAGCACGCTCTGGAAGGCACGCTGGCGCACGAAATCGCCGCGCAGGCGCTCACGCAACACCTGGACGTCACCGCGCTGGCCAGCACCACGCACGAGCTCGCCGATGGTTCGCACGTGGCCCTCAGCGAAGGCGACTTGCCCGCGCTGCAAAACTACGTTGACTTCGTGCGCACAGCCTCCGGCCCGCGCTCCAGCCTGGCGCCCGCCGCCGAGCTCTTCATCGAGCAGGCGCTCAGCATCGGCGCCATCACCGGCGAAGAAGGCGCCCAAGGCACCGCCGACGCCGTGGTGATCGAGGGCGAGCGGCTGCACGTCATCGACCTCAAGTGGGGCCGGGGCGTGCGCGTGCAGGCCGAAGACAACCTGCAGCTCGCGCTCTACGCGCTGGGCACGCTCGCTTCGCTCGACCCGCTGGGAGAGCTCGAGGAAGTGACGATGACCATCGTGCAGCCGCGTCTGGATCACGTCGCAAGCTGGACCCTGCCCGCCCAGAGTCTGCGCGCCATGGCACCGCGCATCCGCCAGGGCGGCGAGCACGCGCTGCGCCTGCTGCGCGACGGCGCGCAGGAAAGCGACTACCACCCTGGCATCGAGCAGTGCCGCTTCTGCCCGGCGCGCGCCACCTGCGCAGCGCTGGCCAAGCACGCTCTGGCAGCCGTGGTGGACGACTTTGACGTCGCCACGCAAGAACTGGCCCAGCCACTGCAGCAGGCCAGCACGTCGGTGGCCACGCTGGACGGCGCCGCGCTCGGGCGCTGCATGGCCAACGCGCCGCTGGTGGAAATTTGGCTCAAGGCCGTGCGCGCCGAAGTCGAAACGCGCCTGCTCGCGGGTGCGCCCGTCCCCGGTTTCAAGCTGGTGGCCGGGCGCAAGGGCGCGCGCAAGTGGGCCAACGGCGACGAAGCCGAGGCGATGCTCAAGGCCATGCGCCTGAAGACAGAGGAGATGTACGAGCTCAAGTTGATCAGCCCCACCAGCGCCGAGAAGCTGCACAAGGCAGGTGGTATCGGCCCTCGCCAGTGGCCCAAGTTGCAAGCGCTGATCACGCAAGACGATGGCGCACCCAGCGTCGCGCCCGAAGCCGACAAACGCCCTGCGCTGGGTCTCGCCGCCACGGCGGATGATTTTGCCGACGTCACGCAAGAGGCGCTCACGTGAGCCAGCCCACGCCCTTTCTGCCACCGCTGGCCCGCGTGCTGCCCGCGCCATGGGCCGAGCAACTGCGCCGTGCCAGCCTCACCGAAAACCCCCCGGGCGATCCCCTCGCCCGCCTCAAGGCGGTGGAGGAAGTCACCCGCCGCGCCAAGCTTTTCAACCCGCAGCACTTCAGGAGCCAACCATGAAAGTCAAACTCAGCAACGTCCGCCTGGCCTTCCCGGCACTGTACGAGGCCAAGACCGTCAACGGCGAGGGCAAGCCCGCCTTCTCCGCCGTCTTCCTCATCGATGCGGGCAGCCCGCAGATCAAGGCCATCAACCAGGCGATCGAGGCCGTCGCCAAGGACAAGTGGGGCGCCAAGGCCGACGCCTACCTCAAGCAGATGCGTGCGGGCGACAAGCTGTGCCTGCACGACGGCGATCTCAAGAGCGCCTATGACGGCTTTGCCGGGATGCTCTTCATCAGCGCCAGAAGCGCCACGCGCCCGCTGGTGCTGGATGCCGACAAGACGCCGCTCACCGAGAAGGACGGCAAGCCCTACGCTGGTTGCTACGTCAATGCCAGCATCGAGCTCTGGCCGCAAGACAACAACTACGGCAAGCGCGTGAACGCCAGCCTGCGCGGCGTGCAGTTCCTGCGCGATGGCGACGCCTTCGCCGGTAGCGCCCCCGCCAGCGACGATGAGTTCGACGACGTGAGCGAAGGTGCGGACGCCGAAGCCCTGACCTGACCTCCAAGCGCCCCGGCCCTGGCGCCGGGTGCTTTCAAGACGGCACAACGACGGCGCTGCTGGCGCCACAAAGTCTCCCAGCAGGAGAGCCCCGGATACGGGTTTGTGCTGCTTTGAAAGCGATAGCAAAGAAAGGAAAGTTGAAGTGGAAACTTGGCGAAATGTGCCCGGCCACGAAGGCCGGTACCAGGTGAGCGATGAAGGCCGCGTGCGCTCAATCCCGCACCGCGTGCGCGTGGTCGTGCGCGGCAGGGAAGCAACTCGCCTTTCGCCGGGTCGCCTTTTGCGTCCCGGGGCGCAGAAGTCAGGCCACCTTTCAGTCGCCATCGGCAAGGGCAACTCTCGGCAGGTGCATCAGCTTGTTTTGGAGGCATTTGTGGGGCCTCGCCCCGCAGGCCACGAAGTTCTGCACCTCAACCATACGCCAAGCGACAACCGCCTGGCAAACCTCGCCTACGGCACGCGGAGTGAAAACCTGCGTATGGACTACGCCGCGGGGGTCCGGAAGACCCCCGTATGGCTTGTAGGCGCCCGGTGGAGGCGAAAGTGAACACGCTCTGGTGTGATCTGGAAACCTTCAGCGACGTGCCCATCACCCACGGCACACACCGCTACGCCGCGCGAGCCGAGGTGATGTTGATCGCCTGGGCGCTGGACGACGCGCCGGTGCAGGTGGCCGATCTAACCACCGGCCACGCCATGCCGGCCGCCCTCAGCGGCGCCCTGCTGAGCCCCACCACCCGCGTCGTGATCCACAACAGCGCCTTCGACCGCACGGTACTGCGCCACGCGCTGGGCATCGATTTGCCGCCCGAGCGCATCGACGACACCATGGTGCAGGCGCTGGCCCACTCGCTGCCGGGTTCGCTGGGCGCGTTATGCGAGATTTTCAAGCTGCCCGTCGATCAGGCAAAAGACAAGGACGGTCGCCAGCTCATCCACCTGTTCTGCAAGCCTCGGCCCAAGACCAGCAAGATCGAGCGCGCCACGCGCGAGACGCACCCCGCCGAATGGGCACGCTTCATCGAATACGCGCGCCTGGACGTCGAGGCCATGCGCGTGCTCTACCGCAAGATGCCACGCTGGAACGACACCAGCGACGAGCGCGCCCTGTGGTGCCTGGATCAGCGCATCAACGACCGGGGCGTGGCCATCGATCTTGACCTGGTGCGGGGGGCCGTGGCCGCCGTCGCCACCGAACAAAAGCACCTGGCCCGCCGCGCCCAGCACCTGACCGGCGGCGCCGTGCAAGCGGCCACCCAGCGCGACGCGCTGCTGGCGCACCTGCTGGCCGAGCACGGCGTGCAACTGCCTGACCTGCAAAAAAGCACGCTCGAGCGCCGCCTGCAAGACCCTGACCTGCCCGCTCACCTGCGCGAGCTGCTGGCCGTGCGCCTGCAAGCCACCACCACCAGCACCGCCAAATACAAAACCCTGCTGGCCGCCACCAGCACGGACGGCAGGCTGCGCGGCACGCTGCAATTCTGTGGGGCCAGCCGCACCGGGCGCTGGGCCGGGCGCCTGTTTCAGCCTCAGAACCTCGCCCGCGCCAGCCTGCCCCAGGCCGAGATCGATGCGGGCATCGAGGGCTTCAAGCTCGGCTGCGCCGACCTGCTCACCGACAACGTGATGGAGCTGGCCAGCAATGCCGTGCGCGGCGCCATCATCGCGCCGCCCGGCCGCAAGCTGGTCGTGGCCGACCTGGCCAACATCGAGGGCCGGGTGCTTGCCTGGCTGGCGGGCGAGAACTGGAAGCTGAGGGCTTTTCGCGATTACGACGCGGGCACCGGCCCCGACCTCTACAAGCTCGCCTACGCCAAGTCCTTCGCCGTCACGCCCGACAGCGTGGACAAACACCAGCGCCAGATCGGCAAGGTGCAAGAGCTGATGCTGGGCTACGAGGGCGGCGTCGGCGCCTTCCTCACCGGGGCCGCCAGCTATGGCATCGACCTGCACGCCATGGCCGAAGCCGCCTGGCCCAGCATCCCGCCCAGCGTGCGCGCCGAGGCGGCTGATTTCCTCGACTGGCGGCGCGCGCAAAAGCTGGGCGACTTCGGCCTGGGCAGCGACACCTTCATCGCCTGCGACGGCATCAAGCGCCTGTGGCGCGCCGCCCATCCCGCCACCGTCGCGCTGTGGCGCGCGCTGCAAGACACCTGCACGCGGGCGCTGGAGCGCCCCGGCGTCACGCTCGAATGCGGCCGCCTGCTCGTGGCCAAGAGCGGTTCCTGGCTGCGCATCGGCCTGCCCTCGGGGCGCACGCTGTGCTACCCCGGCGCGGCCCTGAACGCAGAGGGCAAGCTCACCTATCTGGGCGTGAACCAGTACAGCCGCAAGTGGTCGCGCCTGGCCACCTACGGCGGCAAGCTGGCGGAAAACGTCACCCAGGCCGCCGCGCGCGACGTGCTTGCCGCCAGCATGCCCGAGGTCGAGGCCGCAGGCTACCGCATCGTGCTCACCGTGCACGACGAAGTGCTGTGCGAAGCGCCCGACACCCCCGAGTTCAACCACCCCCACTTGGCCGCACTGATGGCCAGCAACCCCGCATGGGCCGATGGCCTGCCGCTGGCCGCGGCGGGCTTCGAGGCCCATGCCTACAAGAAAGAGTGACATGATCGAAATCGAACTGTGCCCCGCCCAAGTGCTGCACGCGCTGGCGCGTTTTGCCAACCCCAAAGACCTGCGCTCGATTTTGCGCGGCGTGTGGGTCGAGAGCAGCCCGCAGGGCCTGATCCTGTGGGCCACGAACGGACAACACCACGCCGCATTGCGCTTGGGCGATGCCGCAGCGTGCGAACCCTTCAACCTGTTGATCCCCTGCGACACCATCGCCCAGCTACCCGCCAAGAACAGCGCCGCAGTAGCGCTCATCCCAGGCGAGCCCCCCGCGCTGCGCTTGGGCGGCAGCCAGCTCACCTGGCACGATGAGCAACTCACGCCGCCCAACTGGCGACGCGCCACCGCTACGCAAGGCGCTAGCCCCTCGCCCGCGCAGTTCGACCAGCGTCTGCTGGAGCCCTTCGTCAAGATGGCCGAGGCACTGGGCAAAAAGAAAGACGTTGCCGGGTGGCTTCGCGTGACCCCCTTCGGCCAAGCGTGCGCCCGCGTGCACATCCCAGAGCGCCCCGAGTTCTTCGGAGCGGTCATGCCTCTGCGCCCGGACGTTGTGGCGCTGGCGCCCGGGCAGCGCTTTACCCCCGAGTGGGCCGCCAGCGGCTTGCACGCCCGACGCTGCGGGGCTGGACGGGGCCCACGACGATGACGACGCGGAGGGCCTGACATGAACACCACCCGCCTCGCCCAATTTCGCCGAGCCTTTCGCACCTATGAATGGACGGCGCCGCAAAGGCGCCTGTACGCCCGCCGCTGGGTGCGCTGCGTGCGCCTGCTGGGCAGCCGCTGGAGGGCCATCCCGTCATGAGGGAATCCGTGGTCGAACGTTACCTGGTGCGCGGCGTGCAAGCCGCTGGCGGCCAGGTGCGCAAGCTGCAATGGCTGGGGCGCAACAGCGCGCCCGACCGCGTAGTGATGTGGCCTGTGCGCACAGCCGCTCCCGGCAGCATCGACTGCGCCTGGTGCAAGCCCAAGGGCCGCGTCGTCTGGGTTGAGCTCAAGGCGCCCGGCTGCAAACCCACCGCCGCCCAGGCGCGCGAGCACCAACGCATGCGCGCCGCCGGGCAAGACGTGCGTGTGCTGGGCAGCATCGAGGCGGTGGACGCCTTTTTGGAGGAACTGGCGCAGTGACCCCCGCTGAATTCACCCCGCGCCCCTACCAGCGCGCGATGATCGATCACATGCTGGACGTGCCGCGCTGCGCCCTGTGGGCGGGCATGGGCTTGGGCAAGAGCGTGGCCACCCTCACCGCGCTGCACGCCCTCGAGCTCACCGAGCCCGGCCCTGCGCTGGTGCTCGCCCCCTTGCGCGTGGCGCGCAGCACCTGGCCCGACGAGGCGGCCAAGTGGTCGCACCTGCAGGGCCTTGTCGTGCAGCCCATCGTCGGCAGCCCCGCCCAGCGCAAGGCGGCCCTTAAGCGCAAGGCAGACATCTACACCACCAACTACGAGCAGCTACCCTGGCTGGTGGAGCAGTTGGGTGAGCACTGGCCGTTTCGCAAGATCGTCGCTGATGAATCCACGCGCCTGAAGTCCTTTCGCACCCGCCAGGGCAGCCAGCGCGCCCGCGCGCTCGCCCGCGTCGCGCACCGCCACGCCAGTCGCTTCATCGAGCTCACCGGCACGCCGTCGCCCAATGGCCTGCAAGACCTGTGGGGCCAGGCATGGTTCCTGGACAAAGGCCAACGACTGGGCGCCAGCTTCAGCGCCTTCGAAAGCCGCTGGTTCCAGAGCATCCCGGTAGGCAATACGCCCGCCGCACGCGAGCTCAAGCCCCGGCCCTTCGCGCAGCAGCAAATGCAGGAGCTGCTCGCCGACGTGGCCCTGTCGCTGAACCCGGCCGACTGGTTTGACCTGCGCGAACCTATTGTCAGCATCGTGCGCATCGAGCTGCCACCGAAGGCGCGCGAGCAATATCAGGGCATGCAGCGCGAGATGTTCGCCCAGATCGGCGAGCACCAGGTGGAGGCATTCAACGCCGCCGCCAAATCTGCCAAGTGTCTGCAAATGGCGAGCGGCTTCGTCTACCTGGAAAGCCCCAAGGGCACTTGGGCCGAGACGCACGACCTCAAGCTGCAAGCGCTCGAATCCATCGCACAGGAAGCGGCAGGCGCGCCGCTGCTGGTGCGCTACCACTGGGTGCCCAGCCGTGAGTGCATCCTGCGCGCCTTCCCCCAGGCGCGCATGCTCGATGACGATCCGCAGACCATCCGCGACTGGAACGCCGGGCGCATCCCCATGCTTGTGGCCCACGCCCAAAGCGCCGGGCACGGCCTGAACCTGCAAGACGGCGGGCACCACTACGTCGCCTTCGACCACTGGTGGGACTTGGAGCACCACCAGCAGATCACCGAGCGCATCGGCCCCGTGCGTCAAGCCCAAGCCGGGCACGAGCGCGCGGTGTTCCACCACTACATCGTCGCCACCGGCACGGTGGACGAGCTGGTGATGGCGCGCCTCGAGACCAAGCGCAGCGTGCAAGACCTGCTGCTGGACGCCTTGCGGCGTACCGCGCATTGAGGACAGAACCATGGAAACCAACGCCGTCAACATAGCTCCGGCGCCGTACGTCACCATTTCCCTCGCCGCGGCGATCACCGGATTGACAGAAAAAGCCATCCGCAACAAGATTCAGGATGGTACGTGGCTTGAAGGGCGCGAGTATCGTCGAGGCCCCGACAGTCGGATCTACATCAGCGTCCAAGGAGTCAGCAAGTGGGTGGAAAGGGCATCGACATCCGCGCCCGGTCGATCCGGATCACGTTCACGCTCGGCGGCAGGCAGGAGCGGCGCACCGTCTACCTCAACGGAGCCCCACTGCCACCATCGCCCGGAAACATCCGCTACGCAGAGCGTCTAGCGGCAGAAATCCGCGAGAAGATCAGACTCGGCACATTCAGTCTGGCCGAGTATTTCCCCGTCGATGGCGACACCCATGCTGGCGTGACCGTGGCCGATCACCTCGACACCTGGCTTGCCAGCCTGCGAGTCGAGCAATCAACCAGAGCCGGGTACACCAGCGCAGTCAGATTCTGGCGGTCCTTGATTGGCGATAAATCACTCGTCGGGCTCAAGCATTCTGATGTTCTGCGAGCGATAGCCACACGGCCCGACCTCACGGGGAAAACCGTCAACAACTACGTTTCAGTGCTCCGCGAGGCCCTGGAGCTTTCGGTGCTTGATGGCATCCTGCAAGGCAACCCCACGGCTGACGTGCCACGAGCCAAGCACCAAAAGGCACCACCCGACCCATTCACGCGCGACGAGACCGAGCAGATCATCGCCAAGTTCAGCGAGCGCTACCCCGGCCAGGTCGCCAATCTCGTGGATTTCTGGTTTTGGACCGGCATGCGCACCTCGGAAATTTTTGGGCTGACTTGGGCCAACGTGGACTTGAACGACAAGACGACACTGGTCGCCGAGGCGCTGGTGCGCGGCAAACGCAAAAGCACTACCAAGACGGCGGTTGCCCGCTTGGTAAAACTCAACAGCCGAGCCTACACGGCGCTCGCGCGGCAACGCCAGTTCACCCAAGTGGCTGGCGGCCCGGTGTTCTGCGATCCGCGCTACAAAAATCAATGGGGCGACGAGCGTGCGTTTCGCCGATCCTTCTGGACGCCCACGCTCAAAGCGTTGGGTATTCGCTACAGACGCCCCTACAACATGCGCCACTCATACGCCACGGCCATGCTGATGGCTGGCATGACCCCCGCGTTCTGCGCCCGGCAGCTCGGGCACTCGGTCGAAGTGTTCCTGCGCACCTACGCCAAGTGGCTGGATGGCCAGCAGGATGACCAGGAAATGGAGCGTCTGGAGGCTGGTTTATCCCCGAGCTATCCCCGGAAAAGCAAATCAGGCACTTAG